GGACGGGGGCACCGCTCGCTGCCGCATCCATGAAAGTCGCCGGAATGGCGGTGTTGCCTGTGCTCGTGGCGGTGAATGCGCCCGCCGACGTGACGTAAACCGCCGCGTCCTTGGTGGTGGCGCTGCCAGCGAGAACCCAGATCGGGCCCATGTCGAGCAGCGAAGCGCTGCTGTTCTGCGGGTACAGATCAACCGCACCGCTCAGGCCGCCGACGATGCCGATGTCGGCAATCGTGATGCCCTTGAACTTGGTCCCGGGGGTAGCAGTGATCTGCTTGCCAGCCGTGCCGCCAAAGGCTGCGCGCCCGAACGGAATACCCGCCGAATCCTGCACGATGCCGGTAGGGCGGGCCTGCGTGTTGCCGTCAGCGAGCATGCCAGGGAAGCCCTGCGCGTAGTCGGTGAGGTACGTGTCCTGAACAGTGATAGCCATGTCTCTTCCCCCTTACGCGGCTTCGGCCGGGTTGAACGGCGTGCGCCACGCGTCGGACAGGTCGCGTCGCTGCTTGTTGCGCGCGGTGACGTATTCGGTCGCGGCATCACCAACGATGGTCGGCGCGATAATCGGGTGCACGGTGCTGTCCTGCACCTTCGCGTCCTTCGTCAGCGCTAGGAAAGCGCCCTCGACCGCTGCGTCGGACATGTCCTTGGCCGCGTCGCCGAGCTTGGCGGTGACCGCTTCCTTGCGGATCGCGGCGTCGTCCTTGCCGTCCGTCACCAGCGTCGGGACCAAAACACGGGCCTTGTCGACCACGTTGCGGCGAGCAGCATCGCGCGCGGCGATCTTGATCGGGTCGTTGGCATCGGTCAGCTTGGCATTGAGCGCCACGATCTCGCCGTCCTTCGCTTCGACCGTGGTCTTCAGCGTGGCGTTCTCGCCGGTCAGCGTGCCGACCTTCGTCTCTGCGTCCGATAGCTTGGCGTTAAGAGTGCCGACCGCGACCGCAACGGCTGCGCCGTCCGTCACTTCGACTTCGGCGTCGCCGATCTTGATCTTCATGGTCGTCTTCTCCTGGTCACCGATACGGAGGGTGGGGCCGCCACGCGCCCGATCGACGATGGCGAGGTGATTGATGCGGATGCCGCGCTGCACGGCGTCGTACGGGGTGCCGTCAGCGGTTTGGCCCGGCGTCCAATCGAGCGTGCACTCGTAACCCATCGAGATTTCGCGCTTCCCGGCCTCGACAGCTTGGATGCCGGCGGAATCGCGCAGGAGGAACGGAACGCGGACAGCCTCGCCGTCGCGGACGATCTCTTCCGAGGCCTCCCCGACCGCGTGGTCCTTCCAATTGGACGGGTTCACCGGCTCCGAGGGGTGCTCGATCGTGACCGGCGCACCAGCGAATGACCGCATGCTGTCGCGGCTGAAAACCTCTTCGGCGGGGCGATACACGACGACACGTGCCTGATCAGGCTTGCCGACCTCGTAACCCGCATAATCCTGAAGACCGGTGCGGGCAGCCAGCACGGACGCGACCATATTGCCGGCGCTATCGCGGCGGGGTGCGTCGAGCGTGAGGCGGTCTGACATGAACACGCCTGCCCGGATATGCGGGCTAGACGGAGGGGGTTACCGCCGTCAGGATGGGCTCTCGAAGTTGGGGACAACCATGTTTGCCAAGTGCCCGAAGTGTGAAAAGCCGATGACGTATGTGTCCGGCTATAGCCCAGACATCAAAATGACAGGCGGCGGCTCGTGGCGAGGGTTAGTTATCGCCTGCCCTCATTGCCAAACGGCGCTGTCGGCTGCGGTCGACCCGATTGCCATTAAGGCGGACATCATAGCGAAAATCAAAACGGGTGGTCGTTGATCGAACCGTAACATCGCCGTCAGGGAACGAAGCGTCCGTTCTCGTCGTACGGCGAATACGGGGCTGGCTTGCGGGGCTCGGCGACGTCCGCGCCTGTGCTGCCAAGCATGGCGTCGACCATCTTGCGCCACACATCGGCAGCGTTGTCCGCCGACAGGTAGTCGAAGCTGTCCTCGCCGCCCCGGCTGTACGTGAGCTCGTGAAACTCGACCTTCGCCGTCATTTGCTCGGACGGCTCGCGGATCGCCTCAATGATGGCGCGAACCAGCGTTAGAACATCATCCTCGGTGAACGGGCAAAGGTCGTCCGTACCTGCGCGGGTCAGCGGATATTCGCCAAAGTCAGGATCGGCGTTGAGGATCGGCAAGCCGTCTTCACGGCGGGCATCGCACATCGCACGGGCGGCGCGTTCGATCGGTGTCATGCGGCTTTCCCCCAGCGTATCTGATTAGAACGAACTCCGCGCTCTTGCGGTGTCATCTTGCGATCGTAAACGGCTCGCTCCGGCTCCCAGCCTTTCCGCAGCCTGGCATAGATAGTCATCGGGTCAGACCCTGCTTCCTCCGCCCATGCGATAACCGTCTGCGTTCGCCCTGCGATCGTCACAGCGGTGTTCCCCTTGCGATTGCGAGCCTGCTCGGTCCTCGTGGCCCAGCGGCAATTCGACGGCTCGTAGTTGCCGTCGTTGTTCTCGCGCTCGATCGAATGATCGTCAGAGGGGCGCGGTCCCATATCCTCCATAAACGCTTCGAAGCTGTCGCTCCACCTTGCGCATACGGTTATCCCCCTGCCGCCGTAGCGAGGATAGGATGCAGCTTTCGGATTGGAGCAGCGCTGCTTCATCCCGCCCCAAATCTTGTACTCGCCCGCGGTAATGCCCTGCGCCGCCATGCCGTGAGTGCGGCTGCGGTCGGCGATTTTCACGGCAGTAAGCTCGCGTTGCAGGCAACCGCAGGATTCAGAGTAGCCGTTCTTGAGGTCGCCCGCCCTCACAACCTTTTCGACCCCGCAGTCGCATCGGACATGAGCTGCAAGGGCCGCAAACCCACTTGGAGACACAATGCGCGGGGCTTCAGCAACGACAGTTAGGCGGCCAAATCGCGTGACGCCTGCGAGCACTTCCATTAGGGGCTTCACCCTAGCCATGATCGTACCTCCAGTACGGTTGCGGTTAGGCCCAGCATTGGTGTTGACGCACCGTGTTGGGCCGTCAGAATGGTAGCAGATTCTGCATTCGTTCCCTACGAAAAATTGATGCGTGCCCGCTGCCTACACCCACAAAACGGCTCAATGCCCGGCATCGTAGGCGGCGGGTTGGCGTCCGAGTAGATCTTGCCGTTCCGCTCGACATGCGAGGCGCGCGGGTGGAGCTTGCGGCTGTGAACCCACTCCCATTCCTCAAGCCCAGCCTCGCGCCGGCGCTCGTCAGCCAGGGCGCTGGATAGCTTGCTGAGCTGATCGCTGGCGATGTTGATCGATCGACGCCGGCTCATCCCCACGGCCTCGCGGATCGTCTTCGCCACGTCGCGCGCGGGGAGGCGCTGGGTAAGGCCGGAGAACGCAGCCGCGCCGATACGCTGCCGAGCCTGTGCGCTGACGTCCTTCACCAGCGACGTGTTCCATTCGATGTACTGCTGAAGCGTCTGGCGGACGTCGGCCGGGCCGATCAATGTCTCTAGGTCAACGCCAGTCGCGCTCAGCACGGCCCCGCGCCACTTCCCCCGCTGCCACCGCTCGATCCGCAGCGACCAATCGTTCAGCGCCGCGCTCAGCAGGATCAGGATGCGGGAGAACTCGCCGTCCGCCTCATCAAGCAGGCGCTGGATGTCGACAGGGGCGTCGGTGGTCAGCGCGGACAGGCTGCGCTCGTACTCGGCGATCACCCGCTCAGCGGCGCGGCTCCAGATCGCCACCACGGGGCTGTAGACGCCGCGGTATAGGTCGGTTGCCAGCACGGCCGGCGGAATGATGTCCCTGAGGGTGATCGACTTCCGGCGCGGATTTCGTGCGCGTCTCGCGATTGTGGCCAGATCGAAGGAAGCCACGGATCACGCGTCCAGCAGCGCCACGGCGCGCGCCTTCAGCCCGCCCCAATCCACTCCACCGATGATGGGGCGCTCAGCAGAGCGCAACCACCGCTGGAACGTCATCGCCAGAGCTTCCTCCGCGGTCGCGTCGAACGGGTCCGGCTCGCGGCCATGCGCCAGCGGCCAAAGCACCTTACTCGTATGCCCACCGATCCATTCGCTGACGATGTGGTGGCAGACCTCGTGCTCGCGGGCATAGGAGAGCACGTCGTCGCCGTACCCGCACCGGTGCGCGATCACATGGTAGTGGTGGCTGTCGTGCGGCTGGGCGGCATAGCTGCTGCCGTCCTCGTAGGTCGTGTATGCGCCTTCGGGATAGTAGGTGACGGTCGCGGTGCCGATGCGGAAAGACCTTGGCGCGGCGATCGGCGCAGAAGCACGACCAACCCGCTCATGCCCTACGGCGAAAGGATTGTAGGCTTTGCCTTGATCCTCATAGCTCGCCATCACGCCCCGCCCTCAGGCACCTTGTCATTGGCAGCACGACGCCGGGGCTCCGCTTCCATCGGATCACCCGGCGTCGTCCGAGATGCTGGATCACCTCCTTCCTGCAATGCTGATGGGTCGATAGGGTCGCCGTTGGCGTCCAGATCCGGCAGGCCCGGGGCAAGGCCGAAGCGCTCAGCCTTAGGCACCTTGGCAAGCGCGCCAGCGAGGCCGGGCATGAACTCCCGCTCTTCCATCCAGTTCTGGAAAGCCTCAGCGAAGGCGCGATCGGGGATCGTGTTGGTGCCCTGCACCTTCTCCAGCGCCTCCATGAACGTCTTGAATGTGTCCGCCTCTTCCTTCTCGGAGGGCGTCGACAGCGGGGCAAAGCGCCAGGTCACCGGGCTGGTCACGCCAGCAGAAGGCACGAGGTAGGCGTCGAGCGCTTCCAGACACGGCCGCAGCTCAAGGTTCTGGCCCGCCACGACCATCTTGTTCCAGTTGTCGGTGTCGCTCTGCCCGGTCGCGTTCATGCCAGCTGGTGAGCGACCCATGAGGCGCGTGAACGGGATGTCAGCGACCGCGGCAACGCGCTGGTCGAAGGCGTCCATCATCGCCGGGATGCCAGCCCATGTGATCTGGTAGTCGCTGATCTTCTCGCCGCCAGCACCGTCCACACCGCTGCCAGCCGCGTACACCGTGGCGTTCAGCGTGCTTTCGCCCAACGCGATCGTT